GCAAAAAGAAGCAAAGCGTTTAATCATTGATAATCAGATAGTTATAATTACAGGAAGAGCAGGTAGTGGTAAAAGTTTAGTATGTGCATTAACAGCATTAGACTTCCTAAACAAAAAACAATGTGATCAAATCTTTGTAACACGTGCTACTATCGAGGTGGGGTCTTCACTAGGCTTTCTTCCAGGTACACTAGATGATAAGTTTAATCCATATCTAGAAGCATTTCAGGAAAACTTAGTAAAGTGCACTGAAAAAGTTAGAGTGGAGAACTTAGTAAAAGAACACAAGATTATTGCCTATCCCGTACAGTTCATTCGTGGCAAGACAATTGATGACATTCTTGTTGTAGAAGAAGCCCAAAACCTTTCTAAAACAGAAATGCTAGCTATTTTGACACGTCTTGGTAAAACTGGAAAGATTATTATCAATGGTGATAACGAACAACAGGACACTAAGTATGGGGTAACGGGTTTAAGTTATGCAATCGAACTATCTAAAAAGATTGAAGAGATTAAGTGGGTAAAGCTTAAAGAAAACCATCGTAGTGATATTGTGGGTAAAATACTAGAATACGAGTATAACTGTTAAATAGTACCATGTAGAGTGACGAAATTGGCAGACGTACCCACCTGTCTCGTGGGTGTGGAACAACTGATAAAGGAATTATCCCTAAAGTCCACTTGGTGGTTCGACTCCATCCTCTACAGCAAATGTTCCTAATACTAATGGAAAAATAATGTTTAAAGAAATACCTACATACGAAAATGGTAGTTGGAGTGTAACAACATTTGATACTAGAGAGGAATTTAGAGATTACCTCTTGTCTATTTTTAAAGAGCCCGGAAAATACGAGTTTAATGAGACTAGTAAAATTTTTAACGAAGAGGGTAGAAAGTTTCAGAAACAGGGGTTTTATTGCGCAGCTCCTGTAAAAACCAAAGATTTTATTGCATACTGGGACGATCAGAAAAGAAAATGTCGTAACGGCATTATTGTAAAAGACGGTGATTATTCTTGGTATGTAAGTAGAGACTACTACATGTGGTTAAACTTTCTTCCAATTTATGACAAAGAGGAAAAAAGATTTGACTTTGCTAAGGTAAGAGATGCACAGTATCACATGGCGTTGTACGAACATCTAGCTGAGATGCATTACAAGCATGCCATTATTCTAAAAAAGCGTCAAATAGCGTCTTCTTATTTCCACATGGCTAAGTTGATAAACCAATATTGGTTTGAAGAAGGAGCTGTATTAAAGATTGGTGCTTCTCTAAAGGATTATATTAACGAGAAGGGCTCATGGAAATTCCTTAATGAGTATAAAAACTTCTTAAATGAGCACACTGCTTGGTATAGACCAGCTGAACCTGACAAGGTGGGGGCATGGCAGCAGCAAATTAAAGTGAGGATTGGTGGTCGTGATACTTATAAAGGACTTAAATCTACGATTAATCTCTATTCTTTTGAAAAAGATCCAACCCATGGTGTCGGTGGACCCGTAACTTATTTCTTTCATGAGGAAGCTGGTATTGCTCCAAAGATGGATGATACATACGGATTCATGAAACCAGCTCTTAAGTCTGGTCATATGATTACAGGTCAATTTATTGCAGCTGGATCTGTTGGTGATCTTGATCAATGTGAGCCAATGAAGGAGTATATTCTACACCCAGAAGAGAATGGCTTCTACGGGGTAGAAACTGACCTTATAGACAAGGATGGAACAACTGGTATATCAGGACTATTTATTCCTGAACAGTGGTCTATGCCCCCTTATATTGACAAATACGGCAACTCTAAAGTGGAGGAAGCTTTAGAGGCTTTAGAGAAGGAATTTGATAAGATGAAAAAGGATCTTGATCCAGCAGCTTATCAGTTAACCGTATCTCAGCAACCAAGATGCATTGAAGAAGCATTTGCTACTCGTAAGATAAGTGTATTTCCTCCACACTTGGTAGCTAAACAAATGCAAAGGATTCAGGATAAGCAATATCCAATAGAATATTTAGAGCTTTCTAGAAATGCTGAAGGCAAAATAATAGATAAGCCATCTAGGAAAACACCTATTATGGATTTTCCTATATCCAAAAAGACAGAAGATAAAGAGGGAGTCATATGTGTTTACGAAAGACCACACAAAGATCCTACATTTGGGATGTACTATGCTTCTGTGGACCCCGTTGGAGAAGGAAAGACAACTACGTCTGAATCACTATGTTCTATATATGTATATAAAAATCCTGTTGAGATTATTAAGGATGAAGGGAACGGAAAAGTAAAAAACGAAATAGAACGTGACATGATTGTGGCATCATGGTGTGGACGTTTTGACGATCTTAACAAAACTCATGAAAGACTGGAGCTTCTTATAGAATGGTATAATGCCTGGACAGTAGTAGAAAATAACGTAGCTTTGTTTATTCAATACATGATTAGTAAAAAGAAACAAAGATACCTTGTACCAAAAGATATGATTTTGTTCTTAAAAGATATTGGAGCAAACAGAAACGTGTTTCAAGAGTATGGTTGGAAGAACGTTGGTACATTATTTAAAGGAAATGTACTATCTTACGGTATTGAATTCTTAAAAGAAGAACTAGATTACGAGACTAAAGAAAACGGAGACATTGTAAAAACAGTGTATGGCGTAGAACGTATACCAGACATTATGCTTCTTAAAGAAATGCAGGCTTATAGAGAAGGACTAAACGTTGACCGGTTAGTAGCATTTTGTGCTCTTATAGCCTTTGCAAAAGTGCAGCAGAGTAACAGAGGCTTGGCTAAACGTGTGGAAGTTACAAAAGAAAACTTGGATAACTCCCAGAAATTTAGTAAATTAAACTTGAGCCCCTTTAGACATATTGGAGGTTCAAAAGGTAGTTCCTCTGGTATAAAAGCAACAAGAAATCCTTTTAGAAATATAAAATAATTATGTTAGATAAAGAACTTCATGCTGAAAAAGTAACTATTCTTTCTAGATTGATTAAAGAGAGCTCTCTCACATTAGAGGAGGCTCTCCTTCTTTTAAGAGAAGGAGAAGAAGAAAAAGAACAAAATATTAAAGTGCCAAGCCCTTCTATTACAGGATATGTTTATTCAACAGGTACTAACATAGGAACAGGTACTAATGGAACTGTAACTTTTAGTTCATCAACTGACTTAATTGCTGAAAACTCAGCTGACTTAAATACTTAAATATCATGCAGATATATAATGCTCTAGATCTCAAATCTGGTAAAAAGGCGGATTATAATAAAATGGGTACACTTACCCAGCCTATCCAGTTTTTGCCTGAAAAGGAAAAAGATGATGAATGGAGAGCATGGAACCTAGATTGGCTAGAGTTCCAAGGTATGAAGCAACTTAGACGCAATGCTCGTAGACTAATGAAGAACTACAAGCTTGCCAAAGGTATTATTGACAAAGCAGATTACATTGTTGAGGAAGACAATGAAATGGCGGATCTTATTGATACGTTAACTAAAGAAGATGAGTCTGCATTAGAACTTAAGTTTTACCCTATTATTCCTAATGTAATTAACGTATTGTGTAATGAGTTTTCTAAGAGAAGCTCACGCATTATGTTTAAAGCCGTTGATGATATTTCATACAACGAAATGATGGAAGAAAAGCGTTCTATGATAGAGAAAGTTCTTCTACAAGACGCTGAGAGGAAGATGATGATGGAAATGATGGCAATGGGTATTGAGCTAGATTCTGAGGAAATGCAGAAAGCTACAGCTCCAGAGAGCCTACAGCAACTTCCAGAGATTGAAGGATTTTTTAGAAAAGATTATAGATCTATGATTGAAGAGTGGGCTACCCACCAGATGTCAGTAGATGAAGAAAGATTTAAAATGCAGGAGTTAGAAGAGCGTGGCTTTAGAGACATGCTTATTACTGACCGTGAATTTTGGCATTTTAAGATGAATGAGGACGACTATGATGTTGAGTTATGGAATCCATTGCTTACGTTTTATCATAAGTCTCCAGACGTTAGATATATCTCTCAG